CCTCGTTCTGTGCCTCTATTACAATTTGGAGTGACATGTCATCCATTCTTTTTATTTCCTCCTTTCAAGCGCTGACTTTTGTACTTTTGCTTCTTCTTCCATGAAAGCGATAGCAAGTTCGATATCTCCCGCATTTTCTTTATAAATTTGCGAAGGCGGACAACCAAACTTTTCACATAACTTATAAACAAGATAAGGCGTATAATCCATATTTTTAGCAGTAGGTCGACCTCGTAAAGCCTGACCTACTGCGGTTATTAGTTTTTTGTTTCTGCGTCCTGCACTGGCGCAAGTGCTTTTATTATCCTTTCTACAACGTCTGACGGCACATGGTCTAAAGCATCAGGTGCTGTTGATTCTATTGGCTGCTCGGTTATCTCGTCTACGAGATTCCAGCTCAATATTAATTTAGCTGCTATATCTTTCATAGCGTTTATTTGTTCCTCTGTTATTCCTTGTTCTACACTTTTTGGTGCAAACTTGGCGAACGCCATTTTCTCGCCAAACGACATCATCTTAGGATTTTTTATTTCAACAAAAAACGGTGTTCCGTTGTTATCTCCTAAATCGCCTAAATCTATTCTAAGCCTTGGATTAACTTTATAAGCCATAGTTTAAACCTCCTTTAATAACTTGCTACAGAATTGACTAACTGCAATAAAGCAGGCCCGCCATCTGTAGTATTGTCTATACATTCAAATTCAGTATCGCCTTGTACGACTTCTTTCGCTGTTATAGCGTCTTTTATAAATGCTGCCTTCGACATCTGGATGACAAATTGATAGCCTGTAGTCGCCTGCGTGCCTGTTAACACGAGCGAAGGCTGAGTATTTTGCAAATAGTAATTTAATTCGGTATCGTCTGCCTTATCAAACGTTGCCTTGCCTGTTACTTCTAACCCGCCAGCAATAATTGCGTTGACGTCCTGAGAATCATAAGCTGGAAACTGTATATACAGTTTTCTTTTAAATGTTACGTCAAAACCTACTAAATTGAAAGTTTGATTATTGTTTAATGTTGCCTTAAACTGCCAGCTTAAAATCGGCACTGTCGAAGTTGGCGCAGGTGTCGCAGACGTTCCTGCTGTGAAATATTTTCCTTCTGATTTGAAGGTGTATTCCAAAGCTGCGTTTGCTGCCCACTTAAAACTTAGTTCTTCTGCCATGTGCCCAGGAAATGATTTAACGTTTGTACCGTCATAATAAGAATGTGTCAGGCTTACAGGCTGAGAAGTCCTACTAAGTTGTATCTTATGCGTATACGGTGCAGACGAGCCTGCCACTGTATCCGTGCCCAACATTGCTAAAGCAAATAAACCTATTGAATCTGGGAAAACCTCACCTGAGACCTCAAAAGTAGATTTCCTTGTTCCTTGCATAACGTTGTAAGTCTCTGCCATCGCGCCTCTTATGCCTTGGTCCTTAATATAGTTAATCACGTTGTCTGGTTTTACGTCTTTAAATGGTACGAAGTACACCGGCGCAACTGCTGTGCCAAATGTTGTTTCTTTTCCTACTCCGTACCAAGTTAGTTCTTTTGGCGTATATGTCATTCAATCACACTTCCTTCCGCATAATCATTATTTTCTGCTATATTAGTATTGTCCGTTACTTCCTTTAAAAAAGGATTATTTAAGGCTTCTGCGCTTTCGACTTTATCGCCTTTTTTTAAGTTTCTTAGTCCTAACGCTGGGAAATCTCTCGGTATTTCGTCAGTATATTCATAAACATGCATTATATTACCTCCTAACTATAAACTACTTGCGTCATTTCCACGGCTCGCAAAGTAAACCTTATTCCTAAGTATTCTACGCCAGCATATTCCATTTTCCCATACTGATACTTAATCACGCCTGAATTTAAACATGCACCGCCTAATTGGATATTCTGGTCGAATGTCGCTATTACAAGGTCTATATATGCCTTCAATGCCCTGTCGGCTGCGCTTAAATCACCGCCTTTTTGTACATATAAATCCATATTTAAGTCGTGTTCTATTTTTCTTATAGACGGCAACCTTTGCCACTGCAAGTTTCCAATAGATGGATAAGTTACAAAGCAAGGTAGCTGGTTTAAAGAGGTTGGAACGTCTTGGAATGCTGCTCTAATGCCTGGTATTGTCTTTTGTATATTTACAGCGCCTTTGATTATATCACTTATAGCCACCTTATCCACCTCCTAAAGCCTTGCTGATTTCTTCTTCCAAAACACCTTTGACTTCTTCTTTGCTTTCTTCAAAGGCTGGGCGCATGTAAGGCTGTGCTTTCATGCCTTTAGTATATCTCGCAAAAAATTGCTGACCACCCTGCTTCCAGGCTAAAACTTTTGCCTTGTTAGGATAAATAAGATCGCCTTTAGGACCATACAAGCCAGTACCAAATTCCACAAAAACACCATACTTTGCTACCCCTGAGTCTTGTATTATCTTCCCTGTAAAGCTTCCGAGTGTTGAAACTTCCGAATGAATAGACCTTTTTAATGTGCCCGTCCTTCTTGGCGCTTTGTCTACCGCTTTGTTTGTTATTAATTTTGTCGCTTCTTTAATACCGTTCCTTAAACCTGTGTCTAACCGCTCAGCACAATTTAATATGCCTTCTGGAACCTGAACGTGTATTATCATTCCGTCCACCTTCTGTATCTTTGAACAATAGCTATTATGTCGGTTGGTATGGCGTGTTTGTATTGCAAGATTCCTAAGTCCGTATTGCCTATAGCATCAGAATAACCGCTATCACGCTCCTTGTATAGTCTTGCTGCAAGCATCGTCGCAGCTAATACAATATCGTCTGGTAGAGGATTATAACCTCCATTATAGGTTACTGTTGCGATTCCTGATTTAACTATAAATAACTCATCAGGCATAACCTTTAAAAAATAACTATCTTCAATATAAGATTTTGTCAAATCTAAATTAATCGCAGGTATTACTGGATTAATTTTGAATGTAGCGATTGTAGCGTCACTTAAAGTGACTACAGGTTTAGAAAGCGGAATAACAATGTAGCCTTTATTGTCAATGTATGCGGTTTTGGTTTCCGTCACCTGTTCATAAGCAAAACCTGCAGGAACATGCGTTAAAGAATCAAACCACCTTGATGCAGGCTTAACGTAGTTTTGTAAAATTGTGACATTTATAACAGGCGCATTGGCTGAATGGTTGTTTGCCAATGCCGATACAGTTATACTGTTTCCGCTTACACTTTGTATTGTAACCGTTTCACTTGCCGTAGGATTGTTGATGTCTATAATTAAGCTGCTGCCTACCGTCCAGTCTGGAGGTGGTGCTTGATTCAAGGTTATAACCGCACTGCCTGCGGTGACTGCACTGCTTAACACTTCTGGACTTTGGAACGCTAAAGCCTGTGCTATGTTGTTAACGTTAGTGTAAAGCGCTGTGCTTAACATAAGCACTCACCTACTTTTCCTTCTTCGTTGTTTTTTCTACGTTCCGCAGTTCATCAAGGATTTCTTTTTCCAAAGGTTCTAAATGCTCTTTCCAATGTCCGAAGCTGATTAGCATTTTACCTACTTCCTCTGGAACCTCTGCTATACCTTTGACGACTTTATAAATCTTGCTGTTGATTATAACAGTCTCAACGTCTTTTAGATTAGTTTTTATAAACATAAGCTACACCTCCTAATATTAAGAAAATAGCAAGAGAAAAAACCTACCTCTTGCTACTAACCATTAGCCACATTCTGTAAAATTGCCATACTGCCTGGGAAATAGTTCTTAAATACCTGCTGAGCTCTTACCTCGAAGTCATAACGTGGTCCTCCGCCAGCCTGCCCTGCATATCTGGAAGTAGCGTATTCGATTTGTGTGTACTCTAACAATGTTTCAACTTCCATTACGTTAGCGACCAGATTGTTAGGATATGGTAATTTTTCAGTCAAGAAGATTATAGTACCTTGTGGCAACCATGGATGCGTTTCTATCGGTATTGCTCTACCGTTAACGGCTTTGTTCAAGTATGTTTCTACCAACTGACCGCCGACAACTGTCTGCCTCTCTCCAATATCATTTGGACGGAACATTGTATAAGCACCACCGCTTGCTATAATCTTATTTGATATATTCATATGGTCTACGCTGTTGCACAACATTTTTGTCGGCGACAACTTCGCATTGCCCCAAAGATACTGCAAAGCTGCGTCTATTTCCGCTATGGTACCGTTAGAGCCTGTCAGTGTAGCACCGTCCAAAGATTTGACATAAGCACCAGAAGGCTGTCCTTGTCCTGCCGATACAAATGTTCCGTTATTATAGCTGCCGGTTAAGGTTGCTATAAGTCCATTGTATGCGTTTGGATCTGCGGACTGGTCTACTGTCGGTGCTGTGCTTGATGGTGTTCCTAACATAGGTAGCGTTGCGGTTGGTACTGCCTGTGCTGCGGTCGGCACGCTCGTTATTGTAACTTTGTTAACCGAAGTGGAAGTATAGTAATACAGTGTACCGCCTGCATTTCCTACATACCAGTCGTAAACAACTGCACCTGGTACATATGCTACCGTTGCGGTTATGCTATTAGTGCTTCCGCTTAACGTACCTGAAGTCGCTGGTGTTGAAGCTGCGGTATTTTTGCCATCATAATAGCCTTGCAATGTCCTTGCAGCTACCGCTACTCCTACATTGACGGCTCCGATTGTACCGCCTGTAGAAGAAACGGTTAAAGTCGGTGTCGAAGGTGTTCCTAAACTAAAATTCTGTCCTCCTAAATCGATTATATCTTCCTGTTCCATAAGCGCATATAATAAGTTTATACCTGCAGTCGCTCTTAAATCCTGGAAACCTTCTGCCTGAATTTGAGCGTCATATTGTACACTGTCGCCTAAGGATATAACCTGATAGGCCGCCATAAAGTCCTTTTCTGCAGTAGATACAAGATTTCCTGCATAGCCAAAGCCTGTTGTCGCTCTCTGGTTAGTTACGTTAATACCTGTGATTGCCTTCCAATGTGCAGCTGGTGCGCCAATAGGTGCCTTTACTCTTGGTAAAGAATTCCTAAATGGTGCTAATACTGGAAATAGTGATTTAGCAGGTCTTTCAAGATTGTAACCTGTAATGCCTGTTGCGGTTGTATAGCCTTGAGTTACTGCGTCCTTCGCTAAAGGCTGCTGCAAAGCCTGTTTAGCTAAGTCGATAGTTTCTTGAGTTACTTTCAAATCTGCCATTATTTATTACCTCCTTTAAAAATTCCTTTTGCTCTGCGAAGTGCTAATTCTTGACTTATTCTGTCTTTTACTAAAGTGTCATTTGTGGTTTTGAACAAGTTTTCTAAAGCCTGTTCCTCCATGTTTGTCATGTCTACGTTGCTCGTCCATTTGAACGCATTTAAAATATTCGGTGAGCCTCCATTCAACACCGGCGCAATCGGCTGCGGTGTATCATGTATTTCCTTCACCATCTTTTCCAATGTTTCAAATTTCTTCAGAAGTTCGTCATTTTTCGGCATAGCCTTGACTAATGCTTCTATTTTGTTATTCATAAGTCCTTCCATATACTTACTTAAAGTATCGGCAAACACTTTTTCGGCTTCAACGTCCGGTGCTTCTTCGCCGGTGTTCGTGCCTTCTTCGCCATTTTCTACCTTCAAGTGTTCTTCTGGTCCATAGTCTGCACCTGTCATGGCAGCGTGGATATGGTTAATTGCATGTTTTAAATGAATTGTTCTTTTTGCGCTTAACGCCTTTCCTATTTTAGCCAAATCGTCTTTATCTTTCTTTTCGGTTACTCTGACTTCATCTTCAGCGTCTTTAACGTCCTTCATACCACCTTCAATGTCAATCTTATCATCGTCTTTTGGTTCATTCGGAAACTCCTCATTCTTATCGTCATCACCATCACCATCAACCTCTTTTACATCGATTGTCGCAGGTGGTTCATCAATAGGTGTTAATGCTTTTAGAAATGTCTGAACCTGTTCTAATGTTAACCCTGCTGCCTGTGCTGCCTTTTCTATATCTTCTGCTTTCACTTTTTTTTCACCTTCTTTTTCTTTTTTATTAGGTGTTATTATTTTTCCGTCTTTATATTCGTATTTGCCTCCTTCCAGCCTGCTTGCTGCCGAGGCTATACGCCTGCCAATTCTTGTCCACTGTTCATCCGTATAACCGCCTTTTTTCTTTTCGCCTTCATGATTGAAATATACAACTGCTGCTTTTATATGCTGCTTGTCAATTGGATATTTATAGTTGTCTGGGTCTCCATACTCCTCTTTGCTTTGCGGATAACCTTTTGGCGGTGTCTTGTGGGCATTTGTCACGCCGTCCTTTTTCTCGAGGTTCATTGACTCACCTCCTTTCAAACTGGATAAGTTAAGCTTGCTTATAACCTGCATTATGTCGGCACCTGGTACCGCTGGATTGTCTACTAAACTGTATTCGGACAACTCAGGAATATACCTGAACGCCTGTTCTTTGTCATCATACCATCTTTTAGCATACCTTCCACCGATAGAAAAGCTGTTTAAAATACCTTCATCAATATCCTTAATTATTTCTTTCTTGCTCGGTGGAATATATGCACCTACAAAAATACCTTTGTAGGTTTTGCCATCGATAACCGTTTCGGTTGGCTGCCAGCTTATTGTCTTGCCAATTGCTACTGGTTGGTGCATAAGCCTGACGTTGCCTAAATTCTTACCTTCTGTCCGTTTAGCGATTTCATCAGACCATTTTTGGAATGCCTTTACCGTTCCTTCGAAGTCCGCTATTTCGCCTTGCTTATCTTTCCTTTCTAAAGTAACGAAGCCGTAAACTTCACGTCCACCGTCTTTCGTCTTTTCTACTTTGGTAACTGGTGCGGAAATCAAAACTTTGTCTTTCATAAAATTATTACCTCCTTTACTCTCTGTCTACCTCTGCGTCAGCTGGTGCAGGGCCAAAACTTCTAACACAGTTAGGATGCTGTAATAAATGTTCTCTCGCATAATCCAACGACCAAACTTCGCCATTAACTTCAGCGCACGCCTTACAGCCATCGCCATCGTAAACTTGCACCTTCGCCTCACCTGCCTTTTCGTATAGTGATAATGTTGCGTCATTCCATGCAAAGCCGGTTTCGGTGCGTGCTATGGCATTTGCTCTTGCTTCGGAAAATGCGTAACTGTCTTGAAGCTTATCGCTAATTTCCTGTGGCGTTAAACCTTCGTCCATATAAGTTATTAAATCGGTTCGCAACATATCACGTGTGCTGCCCGTCAAACTTGTAACGAGTAAGGCAGTCCTTTGTTCGGCGTATTCTTCCGCTAATTCGTGATATGTTTCGTCAATTTCAAAGCTTCCGCTTAGCGTAGAAACTACTTCGTCTATTGCATCTAAGTATATTTCAATCAAGGCGGACTTTAAAAGCGTTTCCAAATCGTCATTCCAAGAAGGCGTACCATTCTGCTTTTTAATGTTTTCTTTAACAAAGTCTGCTATGAACGCCTCTTTATGCCTTTGAAAAAGCTTGTAAAGCTTTCCTGTCAACTTGTGTGCCTTAACTTCTTCTATAACGTTCTTGAATGGATACTTTGCCTTCTTGGATTTAGCAAAAAAATCCTTCATCGCCTTTTCTGCGGTTTCTTCTTCCATAATGTCCTCGCTTACCTCTTCCTCTTTGTCGCTGCCATTTATATCATCGCTTGCTAAAGGTTGTTCGTTAGCTTTTGCTCTTTGAGCGTCAGCCTGCGCTTCGATTAGTCTAAGGTTTGCTTTACTCTTTTCAATAATGTCGTCTATCGGCATAAAGCCTTCCCTTGTTGAATAAAAGCCACGTGGCACAGGTTTGACAGAGTCGGCTTCTAAGCCTAAACGCTGTATCCTAACCTCGTCCGGACTTACAACACCATTTTTAATATAGATCTCATCTCTTTGCGCCATCATTAGCATATCTTCTTGTTCTTCAATGTTAAGGAACTTAAATTTTAAGTTCGGCATATTGAAGTATTTGTTTATTATGCCTGTGTATATTCTCGCAAAAAACATTGCAGAAGGCTTAATACTCCTCCTATATTGGACATTTTCCTGCGTTTCACCGGACGATTTGTTTACTTTTTCCGTAAATCCTAACTCGGCAGGTGTTACTTTGAACGCTGCACAAGTCTTTTGCAGCATGAACAAAGGAAAATTCACGTCAAACTTAGTTTCTTTGGCGTTTGTTACTTTACTGCCAAATGGTATCCACTTTACTTTGTGCTTCTGTGCCTGGTCGCCTGCCATAACTGTATCATACATTTCTTGAATCGCCTTAATCTGTTCCGGCGATTGTGCGGACTCAGGCGCTTCTATCCATGTCTCAGGTACGCTGCCTTCTGTAAAATACTGCAAAAAGTACAGCTGAAACCTTATATCGGTGTTTATAGTGTTTAATAGCCATTCTATAGGACTGAAGCCATAAAGCTTGTTCGTCCGCTTTCTGAAAGGTCTGTAAATAAGCTGGTCCTTAGTAAGCCACACCCACGGCATGCCATACGCCCATTGTACGTATGCAGGTGCAGGCACTTCTGGTATCCTGCCAAAGTAATCTACAAGCGGTGCTATCGTTGTTCCGTCCACAGGTTCTAATGCGCTTAATTCTCCGCCTTTTGTTAAATGTGGATATATTGTCAAAGCGTCAAATGCCAGCCAATCGTATGCGAGTTGGTTTTGAAAATCGTCAAACAGCGTATGACCGTCAGGCTTTTCAAAGAATGCTCTTATTTTTCTTATCTCGCTTTCGTATTTCTTTGTCTCGTCTGGATTGTCCTCATCAGCAGGTACAATATTCCAATCAAGGTTTCTTAATTCGTCTTGTCGTACTTCTATAGCTATTTGTGCTATATCGTACATTTCTATAACGTTCCTGATAGTTTCAAACTGGATTTGTTCCGTGCTACGTGGCTTCTGGACTATATTCTGTCCTATCATATATTCAAACTGCCGTGGTTCAGCGCCTATTGGCTGCGTTGGATTCAATGGCATACCAGGACTAAAAGCTTCTTGGTTCGCCATTCCTTGTTGTTCCATGCTTCGTATCATTTGCCTCGGCACAGCTTGCTCACTTGTTATTATCTTATCGTTCCTTGCTATTGACTGCGTTACAGGTTCAAGGTTTGTTATTTTTACGCTTGCACGACTGTTTGCAAAGTTCGGCATTGTTTCACCTCCTTAATCATACGAAACAAAAATTTCGTGTAATCACTTCTTCTTAACTTCTACGCTTTCAACATACTTACGGTCTAATATTACACACTCTTCTTCATTGTATATCTCAAAAATTCCATCAGGTTGCTTTA